AGATCACGTCTCCGTACAACAAGGGCTTCAGGTTTGCCACTGTATATGAGAGCGACTAGCAACCCTGGTGGTCCAGGACATCAGTGGGTAAAAAGAACGTTTATTGACCCTCAAGTACCTAATAATTCGTTCTATGCTACTGATGAAAACGGAGAGGTGATAAAGTGGCCTAAAGGTCATAGTCGGGAGGGTGAGCCTCTGTTTAAACGAAAGTTCATCCCTGCCACCCTCTTCGACAATCCGTATCTAGCAGATGATGGTTTATACGAAGCTAATCTTCTTTCATTACCTGAGCATCAACGTAGACAACTACTCGAAGGTGATTGGGATATAAATGAAGGTGCAGCTTTTCCAGAGTTTAACAGAAATATACACGTAGTAGAGCCTTACGAGATACCTTCTAATTGGATACATTTCAGGGCTTGTGATTATGGTTATGGTTCTTACACTGGTGTTCTTTGGTTTACTGTAGTTCCTGGTTCTGAGCAACTAGTAGTATACAGGGAGTTGTACGTATCAAAGGTCACAGCTACTGACCTAGCTGATATGATACTAGAAATAGAAAATGAGTCAGGAGAGAATATACGTTATGGAGTTCTTGACTCATCTCTTTGGCATAACCGTGGAGATACTGGACCTAGCCTAGCAGAACAAATGATTGTAAAAGGTTGTAGATGGAGACCTTCAGATAGATCAAAAGGTTCTCGTGTATCGGGTAAAAACGAACTACACAGAAGATTACAGGTAGATGAATTTACGGAGGAACCTAAACTTGTGTTTTTTTCTAATTGCAC